CAGCACGCTGGACAGCCGCGGCTACCAGTGCGTGAAGACCAACTCAGACACGCACATCACTTATGCCAAGCTGGACGCCTGGGCCAAGTTCCCCGACTTCCAAACCCGTGTGCGCGACCTGATCGTGCGCCGCCAGGCACTGGATCGCATCTTGATCGGCTGGAACGGCGTGAGCATTGCTGCGGACACGGACCTTGCCGCCAACCCCTTGCTGCAGGATGTGAACAAGGGCTGGTTGCAACACCTGCGTGAAGACGCGCCGGCCCGCGTTTTGAAAGAAGGCAAGGTCGCGGGCAAGATCACTATCGGTGTTGGCGGTGGCAGCGACTACCAGAATTTGGACGCTCTCGTTTTCGACGCGATCAGCGGCCTGGACCCCTGGTATCAACAAGACCCCGGCCTGGTTGTCCTCATGGGTCGCAACCTGCTCACCGAGAAGTACTTCCCGTTGGTCGACGTGAGCCAGGCGCCCAGCGAGACGCTGGCGGCCGATATCGTGATCAGCCAAAAGCGCGTGGGCGGCCTGCAGGCTGCGACCGTGCCGTACTTCCCCGACAACAAGCTGCTGATCACCACTTACGACAACCTGTCGATCTATTGGCAGGAGGGCGCTCGTCGACGTCGCATGGAAGAAAACCCCAAGCGCGATCGCATCGAGAACTACGAGTCGTCGAATGATGCCTACGTGGTTGAAGATCTCGGCCGCGCTGTGATGGCCGAAAACATCGTCTTCGCCTGATTGGGGTTGTCGAGATGAGCACGCCATTTCGCCGCCACCAGATGCGCGTGCTCGCCGAGCAGGCCGCCCTGGCCACCCCCAACGGGGGCCAGATCGAAGGTTCAGCCTACGAGCTGATGCTGGCCCAGCTCTACGAGCACCGCCGCACCCTCAAAGCCATCCAGTCGGTGGAACGCAAGATCGAGGCCAAGCGCACCATGCTCGCCGACTTCGATGCCTGGATCGATGGCGCCCTGGCCGGTGGCCAGGGTGGCCAGGACCTGGTGCTCACCAGCGTCATGGTCTGGCACCTGGACGTGGGCAACTGGACGCGCGGCCTGCAGATCGCCGAATACGTGCTGCAGCATGGCCTGGCCCTGCCCGACCAGTACAACCGCGACACCGCCACCCTGCTGATCGACGAGACCAGTACCGCCGCCCTGGCCGGGTCACTGACCGGCCCCGACGCCCTGGTGGTGCTGGCCCGGGTCGATCAGATGACGGCTGAACGCGACGCCCCCGACCAGGCCCGCGCCAAGCTGCACAAGGCCATCGGCTACGCCCTGATGGGCAAGACGCCCACCACCGAGCCCGACATCACCACGCTGGACCCGGCCCTGGCGCGCCGCACCATGGACCAGCTGCAACGCGCCCACCAGCTCTTCGGCCAGGTGGGCGTCAAGAAAGACATGGAGCGCCTGGAGCGAAGGCTGAAGGCCTCGCCCGGCCCCGACTGAGCGTACCCCGCACCCTGGCGGCTCGGGGTGCCGATGGAGCTGGCTGAGGCCAGCCCCTGACGCACCCCGACCACCGCCACCTAATTTTTGATTGCCCACCATGAGCTTTCTCGCCACCACATCCCCACCCACGTCGACCAGTGAACCCGCGATCGAGAACGATCCATGGTTTCCGGAGATCGACCTGGGCGCGCTGCGCTCTGCCTGTCGGCTCGATGGCACGGTCACTGTGGCCCGGCTGCGCGAGGCCGCCGTGGCGTCCATGCTGAGCGTCAACCGGGAGCTGGCCGGGTTCAAGTTGGGGCACATCGCCAGTGGCCACGGCACGCTGGGCGATATCCCGGCTGACCAGGTAGGCCGATCCAGCGTCCTGGTGCTGCATTACCGCCGAGCGGTGTACAGCGCAGTGCAGGCCGAGCTGGTCGAGGAATACCGCGACATGGACACCACGGGCAAGGGCGACAAGAACGCCGACGCCCTGGAGCCCCGTGCCGACACGCACCGCCGCAACATGCGCTGGGCCCTCAGTGACCTGCTCGGCCAGCCGCGCACCACCGTGGAACTCATCTGATGGCCACCACGCTGCAGGTCATGGCGAGCGATGGAGACACGGTGGACCAGCTCTGCTGGCGGCACCTGGGCCGTACTGCCGGCGTCACCGAGGCCACCCTGGCCGCCAACCCCGGCCTGGCAGCAATGGGCCCGCATCTGAAAGCCGGGGTCATCGTTGACCTGGTGATCGTGCAGGCAACAAGCCCTGAATCCGTTTCGTTATGGGACTGACTTTTTTCACACGTAGGAACCGAAATGGCAAATAAGCAAATGCCGGCCCTTGGTCGGAACGTTTTCAAAATGCTGGTTGACCTCTTCAACGGCAACCACGCGGAGGTCGTGTCATCGCTCGAAGGCGCGGTGATCACCAGCGATGGAAATGTGATCCATCCACCGAGCCTCGATCAGGTGCTGGCTTATGACCAGGCCACCGGGAATCTGATCAAAACCACAGTCACCGACACCTCTGGTGTGGCCTACAGCCAGAACCTGACTTGGACGGCTGGCAAGTTGACCGCAATTTCCAAGTGGGTGAAGCAATGAGCATTACTGACCACATCAAGGAACAAGCAGCAGTGGGCCAAGGTTTGGCCGCTGCCCAGCTTTCTTCCCTTGGTTCCCCTTTGGTGACTGCATCCGGTCTCACGGTGAAGGTTCCTCAATTCACCATTGGCGGACTCACCTTTCAGGGCGGATCCATTTCCCTCCCCGCTGCAGGCACCTGGTTTGTAGGCGTCGAGATTTTTGGCGGAACTGTCCGTTGCCTTCCTCGCACCGGCCACCGCGGATGGATCCCACTCGCACGACTGGTGTGTTCAGGCACTGTCGTCACTGATATCAGGCAGATCCATCCGGTGATGCCAGTGTGTCGCATCCCTCGAACGATGGAAAAGCTGCGCAGTGGCACGCCGATCAAAGTGCTGGTGATGGGGTCGTCCTTGGCTGAAAGCACGGGCACAGATACCTGGTCCGGAATGCTGTTCAACCAAGCCTCCAACGTGGCGAAGTACCGGCTTCCGGGAACTATCACTTTGAATAACGTGGCGTTGGGTGGAGCCCCGAATCAGTACCAGTTGGCTCAATCTGGTTTTGCGTCGACCATGGGCTCTTTCAACTACTCGAACGGGGTTGTGCCAAATGTTTTCTTGCCGACGACTCGGCCCAGTGGGCGCTCGGCAATGTTCGAAGGCATCGATCTGGTGGTTCTGACCGTTTTGGCAAATGGTGGTGACTATCGACTCCAGAGCATTGAACCGGTGGTGCGAAACCTTCGTAAGCAGGGGCTGGAGGTAATCCTTTGCACGGATAACCCCCAGAACCCGACTCAGGACTACGGCCAGCTTTCCAACTCCCTGCTTTATGTCGATGGTCCAGATGTGATGCGCATTGCTGACACCTATGGTGTCGAGCTGGCAGATACGGCTGCATATGTGTTCGACGCATACATGCGGTACCCGGCGGCCTCCATCTATCGCGATTCCATTCACATGTTTTCGGCCCAGCCGGCGGGCCGAAATGTTCAACCGGCAGGCGGGTACGAGGTTTGGGCTCGTGCTATTCGAAGCCTTTTCACTGTGGACGCCAATGCGGCTGGAACTTCAACACAGGCCTACAACTTCGAGTCTGACTTGCCGTCAGATTGGATCAACTATGGCCTCGGTACGACCACTGTTGCAGGTGGGAAGCTGTTGGTTACGCCTGCTGCTGATGGGTTGAAATGGGGTACCCAAGTCAAAATTCCTCCCATCAAGTCCGGTGACACTGTGACAGTGGTATTCGATCTGGGGCAGCCCGGCGTTGGGCTTCCATCACTGGAAGTTGGATTCCAAGGGGGCGGCGCTGGCTGGGGAAGTGTCGTCAACGGTGGCGGAAACACCGTGGGAACCAAGAACATCACTCTCACGGCGAGCCGGGATATCCCATCGGATGGGCGTGTTCTGTTTTATGTGAACTCGGGCGCCAGTGCCTTCACGCTGGACAACGTCACGGTCACGGTCAATTCATCGTTCGAAGGGGTTGCCTACGACCTGATGCCTGCTCGCGCATGCGAGGCGAGACCGCTTCCCAGGTCTCGTTTGGTCACTGACCTGAAAACGCCAGGCGATGCGTTCGTGATCCTTCCACACAATGAAGCGCACCTTATTGCAGCTGATCCGAACGCTGGGACGCTCGGTGCACATCCGGCTGGTGGTGGATCATTTGCTCGCCGGTTCGCACCATCGATCGTCGGCGCGGCCAATGATCTTCTGACTGTGGCCGCAGGGAAGATGTGCGCAATTTCCGCCTTGGGAGCAGTCGGCTTCTCTGTGATTCATTACACCCAAGCCGGTGATGCTGCGGTGACGATCGATGTTTTCAAGGACAACGTCTTCCAAAAGACGGTCACGATTGCGGCATCGACGATCACAAGAGAAATTCTTGTCCCGATCTACAGCCCTACGGATTGGAATCAAAACTCAGCCTCCCCAAGCTTCGGGGTCATTGACCTGCGTGTCACTGCGGGTTCTCTCCGGGTCTGTGCCCTCGTGGCATTGACTTTCGAGATTGACTTCGTCATGCCGGAGGAGATCAAGCGTGTGGGCACGTGGACTGGCCGGGTCAGTGGTGGAGCTCCAACAATGATCGGGTACGCCACCGACACAAAAGACGACTACGCCTATGTGACCTGCCCTCCAACTGGTCGCCGGGTCGGCTGGATCATGTCTGGTAAGCCGAACAGCAAGCCGGTGAACTTCTGGAGCGGACGATCTCAATCCATGGCCACGGCCACTGTTGGGGTGAACCACATCTTTTGTCAGGGCAACCTTGTTGGGCCAGGTGAGGTTCACTACGCGCAGCTCAATGAAACGCTCGTCGGCGGTGGCGGGGCTGCAAACGGTTACGGAATGCACATTGGTGGAGTCGTAATCGTCAATGACCGGTGACTGAATAGCTGCCGAGTCAGCCCAAGAGAAATGACCAGGACCATGAGAAACATGGATCCTGGTCAGATGCAACCCGAAGCTGATTGGCTTTGGGGTTCATCGGGAAGATGCAAATTTATGCAGATAGAGCTGAACACCATGAACGACCCGAAGGCCCCGCGCCTCATCTTCGATCCCACCATCAACCTCGGCCACGTGCTCACGTTCGCCGGGTTCATTGCCACCGGCTTCGGCGCCTACAGCACGCTGGACAAGCGAGTGGCCATGCAAGAGCAGAAGACCCTGATCGCCGAGCAGAAGGCCTCGGAGCAAGACCAGCGCAATTCCGAGGTGCTGCGCGAGATCAAGGCCGATCTGAAGGACGTCCGCCGCTCGGTGGACGACGTCAACCGCAACCTGTCCCGGAGCCGCCCATGAACTTGGCCAACCACCCGCGCCTGCGCGCCATCTTCAACCTCGACGCCTGGGTGCTGATCGTCATCGGCCTGGTGCTTTTCGGTGCCCGCACCCCGCTGCAGGACTCGGCCACTGGTATCAACCTGCCGCTGCTGGCCACCGTGCTGCAGCTCTCCGGCTTCATGTTCTGCATGGCGGGCCTGCAGGTGCTGCTGAGCCTGCTGGTCTGGCCCCAGATCAGCGTGGGCGAGCTGCTGCAGCACGCGGTGCAGCAAGGCGACTTTGCGGCCAGCGTGATCTTGCTGGGACTGTTCATCTACAACGGGCTGTGCATGCTGGCGTTTGTGTTGTGGGTGGGGTCCAGCATGAGCGGCGGCGTGGGCCTGGTGGGCCTTGGGGCTGTCGGATGATTCCGCCCAACGCCACCGCCGTCCTGGCGCTGCTGCAGGCACTGGTGCCGGCCTACTGGCCCGCCATGCCCGCACCCAGCTTCCTGGCGGCCCAGATCGAGCAGGAGACCTGCCCGAGCCCACAGCACCGCATGTGCTTCAGCGAGCGTGCTGAGCTGCGCACCGCGCGCGAGTACGGCTTCGGCCTGGGCCAGCTCACGATCACACCTCGCTTCAACGTGTTCGAGGAAGTCAAGCGCATGCACCGCGACCTGGCCGACTGGCGCTTCGAGGATCGCTTCGACCGCCGCCGGCAGTTGATCGCGCTGGTGGTCAAGGACAGGGCGCACTTCCGGAGCTGCAGCGCCCTGATGGCTGATGCGCCGGCGGCACTGGCCTGCACCGCGGCCCAGTACAACGGCGGCGCTGGTGGCTTCCTCGCGGATCGGCGGCTGTGCAGCAACACCTCGGGCTGCGACCCGCGCCAATGGTTCGGCCACATCGAGCACACCAGCACCAAGGCCAAGACGGCCGTGGCCGGCTACGGCAAGAGCTTTTTTGAGATCAACCGCGAGTACGTGCGCAACGTGATGCAGGTGCGCCGAGCCAAGTACTCCTCCTTGATGGATGCCACATGAACGACTTCAAACAGAATGCCCTGGCTTTGGGCCTGTCCGCCTTACTGGTGGTGGGCCTGAGCCTGCTGACCTACCAGCTCGGCTTTCAGCGCGGCGAGGTCCGGGCCCAGGCCGAGGCGCAGGCCCGCGAGGCCCAGATCAATGCTGACCACGCCGAGGCCCTGCTGCGCGCCACCGACCGCGAGCAGGCCATCGAACGAAACCTTCGGACCGAGCTGGTCGAACTGCAAACCCGCCTCAACCTGGATGCCCAAAATGCGAAACAAATCAGTGATCGCTCTGCTGCTGCCGTGCGCTCTGGCGCTGTGCGCCTGTCAATCCCCGTCGCAAGTTGCCCTGCGGACGGTGGAAGCCACCCGGGCACAGGTGCCGGATCTGCCGGCGGAGATCGGAACCAAGCGCGTGCCCAACTTGCGCCTGAATATGGACTTGCTCTTACTGCCATCGCCGACGCAGGAGACGACAGCATCCGGCAGCTCAACGCCTGCATCGACGCCTACAACGCCGTGAAGGTGCGCCTGAACACAAAGCCAACAGGCGAGGCCCATGCTCAAGCCCGGTAGCCTGCGCGCCCACATCGAGGCGGCCGTGCCCGATCTGCGCACCAATCCCGACAAGCTGTCGGTGATGGTGCGCTCGGGCCGCCTCATCACAACCGGCACCGGCTCACTGTCGTTTGAGTACGCCTACACCCTGCAGTTGGTGGTGCTGGACTACGCCGGCCACGCCGACGCTGTCATGGTGCCGCTCCTGGCCTGGCTGGCCGTCAACCAGCCCGAGGTGATGGACAACCCGGATCTGCGCGAGAAGGCGGTGCGCTTCGAGGTCGAATTCCTGAATGCCAGCACGGTGGATCTGTCGATCGAGCTGGACCTGACCGAGCGCGTGCTGGTCAAGCCCAGGACCGCCCAGCCAGGCGCATACGACATCCGCCACGTGGGCGAGCCGGCCCACCCCGCCTGGCCGCAGCAGCGCGAGGAGTGGAGCCTGTACGTGCGAGACGAGCTGGTGGCGCAATGGGACCATGACCCCAGACCGGTGATCTGACCATGAGCGAACTGAAGGCCCTGGAGGATTGGGTAGCACCGCTGCTCGACCGGCTTTCTGATGGCGAGCGGCGCAAGCTGGCCATGGCGGTGGCGCGAGATTTGCGCGCAGCCAACGCAGCCAGCATCCGGGCCCAACAGACCCCGGATGGCGATGCCTGGGAGGCCCGCAAGCAGCCTGCCAGGAACAGGCGGGGGGAGATCCGCCGCAAGACTCAGGCAGGCAAGGAGGGTATGCGGATGTTTGTGAAGATGGGGGCAGCCAGGAACCTCAAGGCCATGGCCACGCCCACTGAGGCAGTGGTGGGCTTTGTGGGGCGGGCCGAGCGGATCGCTCGGGTGCATCAATTCGGCCTGAGTGATAGGGTGATGCCAGGCGGGCCCATGTATCGCTACCCAGCACGAGAGCTGATTGGAATCACAACTGACACAGTTGAACGGGTGCGAGATCTCATCGCCAAGCATCTGGGGCGATAGCCGAGGACTTCAAACTCGCTATTGCGTGACCTGAAGTAAACAGATGCGACAACCAAAAGATCATCGTATGCTGTGAAACGTATCAGGACTGCACATGCGAGACGACGATGCCAGTAATCAGCTTTAAAGCGCATTTTTCGGTTAATAGTGGACCACGCCAAATCTATGCTGACGAGCCGTCAAGAAAATTTGTCATAGCCGTTCCACCTGATGCTTCAGCAGAGGTTGTTGTTGATTTCTCAAACCGATCAGTACTGGTTCAGATCGATGGTTTATTGATTCCCAACGACTTCGCGATATGGCTTGGGGATTCGACCCAGACATATGCCAATGAGTATCCGCAAGCGTTTGCGACCGAATTCAATAGCGTAAAAGCCAAGCTCACTGACGCTGCCAGGCGCGTAGTTGAAATGTTCAAGTACTTCACTGGCATACGGGCAATTGCCGACGATGCAGTCTCCGAAGCTCGAGATGTTGAATGGTCCGCCGACAATGTTTCTTTTCGGCCGGTACCACATCTGATGTCCGCCGTCGGCTGGTTGACATGCGACATCTACGTGAACGATGAAATCGTAGGAATGTTGCAAAGGTGCCTGGACAAAGGATGGACTCCTTTGCTTGCCATGCGGCATCTGTATCGAGCGATCCAAGAGCCGGCACCTAGGTTCAAGTGGATCGACGCGACCATTGCCGCCGAGCTTGCGGTGAAGGAAGCGCTTCTGAGAAAGCACGAGATCCTCGAGAAGCTGCTGATTGAAATGCCGTCGCCACCGCTTGATAAGCTCTACGGTGATCTGTTGCAAGCCTATCTAGGCGAGCGGTCACCGTATCTCAAGGCGATCAGAGAGGGAGTTAAAAAGCGCAATCAGCTGGTGCATCGGCCTAAGGAAACGCCAGTTACCCGGGAGGAGGCGGACGAGTACGTGAATCAAATCATGAAAGCCATCCACCACTTGTATGGACTGATTTATCCAGACTGGGAGCTAAAAGAGGTGATGAACACGATTCGGCACTAGCTGTTCATGAAGGCTGAATGTAATCACGGTGGGCACCGTATCAAGCGTATCTTATGAAGAATACAGCGCTGAGGTGCCAGGACCGAGTCAAGGGTGGTGGCCAGATTTGAATTGGTTTTTCTGGCGGAGTCGGGTCGGAGCATCTGACTGGCCTTATTGGGATTAGTCAGTGCCAAACCTTTGGTTGTGTACGCCCCGTACACAACCAGAATCAGGTGCATTCAGCACACAGCCCCGGCACCATCAACCGGGTGCAAAAACCCCTCACCCAACCCGAATCTCCCTACGAGCTCAATCGCAAGATTGAGAACATCGTGCGCCTTGGCTCCGTCGAGCAAGTGCGCCTGGGCAAGCCCGCGCGCTGCCGTGTGCGCACCGGCGGGCTGTTGAGCAACTGGGTTCCGTTCTTCTCGCTGCGCGCCGGCGGCAGGGCAGGGCGCACCTGGTGGCCACCAGTGGTGGGCGAGCAGTGCGTGCTGCTGTGTCCCGGTGGCGATCTTCTGCAGGGCGTGGCCCTGGCAGGCCTCTTCAGCGACGACGCCCCCCAGGGCAGCGAAGACCCCAACCAGTTCCTGCAGGAGTGGTCGGGTGACGACTTCATGAGCTGGCTCGACGGTGAGCTGCTCATTCAATGTGCCACCGCCATCACCCTGCAGGTTGGTGACCAGCGCCTGCGCATCACACCCGAATCCATCCGGGCCACGCCCGACATCCTGGCCGACTCCATCAGCCTGCGTCACCACCATCACGGTGGGGTGCGGGCGGGTGACCAGGTCACCGGAGAGCCTCAATGAACCGCATCACCGGCGCTGCCATCACCGGAATCGACCACCTGCGCCAGTCAGTGTCCGACATCCTGACCACGGCCATCGGTACCCGCGTCATGCGCCGCGAATACGGCTCGCTGGTGCCCGAGCTGGTGGACCACCCCGACAACCCGGCCACCCAGGTGCGCCTGTTCGCGGCCATTGCCAGCGCCCTGATGCGCTGGGAGCCCCGCCTGCGCCTGACCCAGTTGCACTACACGCGCATCGAGCCGGGCAAGGCCGAGATCACGCTCGACGGCCTCTACCTGGTGCCCAGCACCAAGCAGCCCCAGGTGCTGAGCCTGAGCGTTCCCCTCTCCCTCGCTTCTGGAGCTTCGGCATGAATGCCCAGGACCTCACCACCCTGCCGGCCCCCAATGTGGTCGAAGACCTGTCCTTCGAGGCCATCCTGGAGGCCGAGCGCGCCGACCTGCTGCAGCGCTACCCGGGCGTGGCCGATGTGATCGACCTGGAGAGCGAGCCCCTGCAGAAGCTGCTGCAGGCCCATGCTTACCGCGAGTTGCTGTACCGCCAGCGCGTCAACGAAGCCGCCCGGGCCGCCCTGCTGGCCTTTGCCACCAAGGGCGACCTCGACCACAAGGCCGCCTTCTACGGTCTAGAGCGCCTGCCCGGCGAGTTGGATGAACGCCTTCGCCTGCGCATTGGCCTGCGCATCCGCGCCCTGGCAGGCAATGGCACCCGCGAGCATTACGAACTGATCGCCCTGAGCACCTCGCTCAACGTGCGCGACGCCCTGGCCACCCAGCCCCAGCCAGGTCGGGTGCAGGTGCTGCTGTGGATCGACGATGCCAGCCTGGCCGACGTTACCGCGCTGGCCGTGCTCAATGCCGAGAACGCCGAAGGGGCCCGGCCGCTGGGCGTGCCCGTCACGGTGGCCGTAGCCCAGCCCAGGCCGGTCAACATCAGCGCCCAGATCTGGCGTGAGGCCTCGGCCCCATCCGACCTGGTGGCTCAGCTGCGCACCAGCCTGCCGCTGGCCATGGCCACCTATGCCCGCCTGGGCCGCTCCGTGCCCAGGTCCTGGATCACCACCCAGTTGCACGTCTCTGGCGTGGCCGCGGTGCGCTACGTGGACAACTTGCGGCCCGCCGAGACAACCACTCTGGCCGCCGATGAATACCCGGTGGTGGGCGTGCTGGACCTCACCGACGAGGGAGTTTCCTGATGGCCACCACCGTGACCACCGTCCTCCCACCGGCCTCAACCGCCTTGGAGCGGGCCATCGACCAGGGCATGCCGGCCTGGGATGGTTTGGCCGAGGCCATGGCACCCACCGGCCCCCGCGTGGTCGACGCCTACCCGGAGGCCTTCTATCCCTGGCTGGCCGCCGAATGGGGCCTGGCCGACTTCGCCCGCTACTTCGACAGCCTGGCCGCCTTACTGGAAGCCGGCCGCCCCTGGCTACTGGAACGCGGCACCGCCGCGGCTGTGCGCCGCGTGCTGGGCTGGCTTGGCTTCGACCAAGTGCTGATCGAGGAAGACGGCGCCTACCTGCACATCGATCTCGGCCGGGCCGCCAGCCCCGCCGAGATGGGCGAGATCGCCCGCGTGGTGCGCTCCAGCATCCCGGCCCATATCCGCTTCTATCGGGTGTTCCACAGCTACGACCTGCGCCCCATCACCTTCGACGGTGGCCAGGCCATGGACGTGGGCCAGCTCGACAACGATTCGGGCGTCTGGGTCAGCACCGACACCGGGGACCTGAAGGCCAGCTTCGCCCACCTGCAGGCCCGGGACGTGACGCCCTGGCCTCATGGGGCTATCGAGGCCACGGGCACGGCTGTGCACGCCTTGACCATGCCCCGCGCCGATCGGGTGGATCTGGACGCCTGGAGCCTGGACAGCTACGTGATCGTCGACACCTACAGCGGTGTCGGGGCCATGTTCACCGGCACCTGCGAGGCCCCGACACCCGGTGAGCCGCTGATGGTTCCGGGCCGTCTGCATCAAGCAGAGATTGCGTGGCCTGCCTCCGATCCGACCGGTATCCGCACCGACGCCAATGCCGTCGAGATCTCAAGCCCCATGCCGGCGCCTCGCCGCTGGGTGGGCCCTTGGGATTCCAGGCCCTGGCGCACCTCCATTGAATCCAAGCACACACAGGACTGACCACCATGGCAACCCTCCAAGAATCCGGCCGCATCGCCCTGGCCATCGCCGTCGCCAGCCAGCCCATCCACCTGGCCTGGGGCCACGGCTCTCCCGCCTGGGATGACGCGCCCCAGCCCGAGGGCAACACCAACACCGCGCTGGTCGACGAGATCGGCCGCCGGGCCTCCACCCAGGTGGGCTACTGCCGACCCGACGCCAATGGCGAGATTGAGCTGGCCACCGGCCGCTACACCCTGTCGGCCGAGCCGACCACCTACGTCTATGTGCGCTTCGTTTTCGCGTTTGCCGAGGCCGCCGGCGAGACCATCCGCGAGCAAGGGATCTTCCTGGGCACTCAGGTCAAGCCCGGCCTGCCCGCCGGCCAGCGCTACTTCCTGCCCGCCGATCTCACCAGCCCTGGCCGCCTGTACGCGCTCGAGCGCGTGCCTGCCTTCCCTCGCAATGGCGCCACCCGCCAGATCTTTGAGTACGTGCTGCCGTTCTGACCCATCCCGCCGACGCAGCTCTGCTCACTCAGGAAAATCACAATGACCATTTACAACCGCTTCGACCCGGCCAAGCGCTACAACCGGGTGCTGTTCAATGCCGACCGCGTGCTCCAGTCGGCCGAGCTCAACGACATGCAGGCCGCGCTGATCCACCGGGCCAAGGCCGTCTCTGATGTGCTGTTCAAGGACGGTGGCATCGTCGAGGGTGCCGGCATCGTCGTGAACTCGACCACCGGCGCCACCCTGTGCGAGGCAGGCCTGGTCTACGTGGACGGCACTGTGCGCCCTGTGCCCGCCGGCCAGCTCCAGATCGCCACCGTGGGCATCGTCAACGTGGGTGTATACCTGCAGGTCGCGGTGGTGACCGAAGAGCAAGACCCCACCTTGCTCAACCCCGCCGTAGGCACCCGGGGCTATCAGGAGCCCGGCGCCTGGCGCGAGCAGGTGACCCTGGTTTGGGGCTTCAAGGGAGACGGCCAAGCTGGCGACTTCTACCCGCTGTGGGCCGTGGAAGATGGCTCGGTGCGCGCCCGTGAGGCCCCGCCCAACTTGGACGCCATCACCCAGGCCCTCTCGCGCTACGACCGCGACAGCACTGGCGGCACCTACGTGGTGCGCGGCCTGGAGGTGGTCATGGGCGCGGATCTGCCCACCGGCCAGCAGGTCTACACCCTGGCCGAGGGCGCGGCTCGCATCAGCGGCCGGGGCCTGGAACTGCCCGCCTCGCGCCGTGTGGTGTACGACGCCACCCCCGAGCTGCTGGCGATCGAGGACGAGCCCCACGCCTCGACCACAGAGGGCCTGCAGCACATCGCCTTCGACCGCACCCCGGCTGTGGGCACGCTGACGGTCAAGATCACCGTTCGCAGCACCCACGACATCGTGCACGGCGGCTTCAATGGCGCGGCCGACCCGTTGCCCGACACCAGTGTGCTGCTGGTCGAATCGGTCAAGCAGGGCGCGACGGTCTTTGCCAAGGACGTGAGCTGGAAGCTCACCGCCGGCCAGATCGACTGGAGCCCGGCCGGTGCCGAGCCCAACCCGGGCAGCACCTACCAGGTCACGTACCAGCACATCATCACCGCCCAGGTCAGCAACCTGACCAGCACGGGCTTTGACGTGGCCGGCGCCCTGCAGGGCTCCCTGATCCTGGTGAGCTACCAGCAGGCCCTGCGCCGCTACGACCGCCTGTGCATGGACAGCGACGGCAACATCACCTGGATCCGGGGCTCGGCACCGGCCGGGCTCCAGTCGATCTGGCCGGCGGTGAGCTTCCAGCTCACGTCCTTGGCAAAGACCGTCGCGCCCTGCTTGACCGATTCGACCAGC